ACGCCCTCGACCCTTGCCCACACTGTCGCGATATCGCTCCAGACGGGGACCATCTCGCCGAGTACGTTTCGCGTCTCGGTCGCCTGCTGGAATGTGATCCGCTCGTTGAGCGTTCCGGCTTGAATCATGTTCCGATCACAATGACTTCGTAGTACGCGGTCCCGGAGACAGCCTGGATCTTGATGCCTTTTGCAGTCGCAACATGATGCGACGAAACTCCACCCTCTGGTCCAGCGCAGATCGTGAAGTGGTTGTCTTGGTCGGTCAGTTCGCAGTAAGACGTAGCCTTCATGGCAACACGCGTAATCGTAGAGAACGTGATTGTGGCACCCGGGAAGTCAGGGTCTGGGATGCTGGCGTGCGGCAGCGTGACCCACGAAGTTCCGCATGTACCCTTGAACGTAACGATCTTGCCACTGGAAACAGCCTGCGTCGTCTCAAGCGTGTGAACGCGAAGAGTATTCGTGCTTGGGGTCTCGTGGACGAGAACGTCGATGTTGATTCTGCCGAGAATGCTCATTCGTAAGACCCCCATCGGCACATATCGAGCAGTGCTTTCGCACCAACCGGAACCTCGGCCTTCGAGCCGGGCTCGACCGCAGAGCGTGATTCGTACCAGTGATGCACGATCATAAGGATTGCGTGCTTGATCTTTTGGGAAATCTCGCCCGTCGTCCCGGCCCACCACTCTACGGTCACAGAGTTCTGGTCGCTGAGATGCGAAGGCCACGAGCCTCCGTACAGAGGATAAATCCGGCCGGGGAGGCTGTCTCTGTCCACCCTATACTGCGACACCGAGAGCGTCGCAGTTGATCCACCGCTGTTCTCGATGTAGGTCACGGACACTGCCGTATTCGTCCCAGACGCGATCATCGGCGGCTTTGGAAGCCTGATCTCGGCTGGAAAGAAATCCAGTTTCATCCGGTACTTTGCCTGCGAGATCGTCGAGTCCAAGTAGTCCTCGCAGAACTCGCGGGCAGCCTTCACGAGCGTCTGGATGTATGCGTCGTCCGTGTCGATGTCCACGCGGAGGTGCGTCTTCGTCTCCGCCAGAGTGACCGGCTCGACCGTCGGCTCCGTGATCTTCTTGAGGCTCCTGAAGTTCACTGCCCCGCCCTCCACGAGTTGTCGGGCTTCTTGCCATCGTTCACGAACGGCGTCGTGTGCTGGTACACGGGCGATGAAAGGTCCGCTCCGGGCCATGTGATCATGTACTCGCCGTGCCCGAGCGTGACACGCGGCGTAACGAACACCTTGTTGCCAGCCTCGCGGAAAATCTTCCAGAAGTACATATCGGCGTCGATACGTCCGTCGCCCCACTCTCCGGCATCGTTCGCGATATCAAGGAACCACGGTTTCGGAACTCGCTTGAGCGCAGCCGTCGAGATCACCGTGCATCCGAAGTGTATCGCATCAACTTGCTGGACCGGATGGGCGAACCATTCCGCCGGGACGGTCGTCTTTCCGTCCTTCGGAGGCGAGTCCTGAGTGCCGAGCAAAGTCAGCATCGGCCTGCCGTCCTCGCGCTTCGTCTGGAAGCCCGTCAGGGCTTCGCACTGAAACGTCATGGCGAGAGCCATGAGATGCTCGACATCGGCCTTCGTGAAGAACGTGTCGTAGTCGATAGTCAGGAGGTACTCGCACTTGTCGATGTGCATTTCCATGACGCGCTGGAGGCACTGCCCCCAGAAAGCCCCAGTCACCTTGCTCGGCCGGATGCCGAGCGGGGTGAGGGCCGTCATCCACGAGGAGAAGTTGTCCATGAACCCGAGACGCGGCGTTGACATGATCGCCTCGACGCGGACATCGACATCAGTGTCACCTACCTTCACCAGCATGAGATGCTCCTGAAACGAGGAAGGGCGACCGGGCGGGATGGGCGTCCCTGCCCGGTCGCCCGTCCGTGGGCGTCATCGTAGGTGAGGCTCGTCTTTGGGTCAACCGTTCAGGAAGACCCTCACGTTCGCGGACGCGGCGTTCTCGACGCCGTCTTCGGCGACTGCCAGCCGAGCAGCGGTCGCAATCGCCCCGTCCGTCCTCGGGGTGACGTTGACCCTGAGGTACCGCCTCTTCCCTTCGAGGTCCACGTTGAATCGAACGACGTTCGTGTCGTTCGTGTTCAGCGGGGTCGGGAGGGTGTAGTCCGTCCCGGCAACGAAGCCGGTCACTGCGGCGAACGAAGAGGTCGTGTCGCCTTGCTGAAGGGTCAGCACGGTCGCCACAGATGAGTTCGTACCGGCGGCAGCCACGGGCTCGAACGCAACGTCGATGCTGATCTGGCTGAAGCCGATCGTGTCGATCGTGTGCGTATGAGTCGCGCTGGACGTAATGTCCGAGATCCTCACATCGCTCTTCGTGTTCTCGAGACGGTTCATTCTGTCATGCTCCGGGGGCTGGTGGTGAAGGCGACGATAGGTCAGGTCGTGCCCCTGAGGGCGACGATGGGGCCGGCGACGGTCGTGCTGCCGAGGTCGTGGACGACCATCGCGACACGGGTCGTGGCGAAGGTGAGAGTCTGGTCGAACTCGATGTACCGCTCGCTGGCCGTCTTGATCGAGACGGCACGCCGCTCGCCGAAGGTTGCAGCCTGCGAGAGATCACCGAAGAGGGCCAGCACGGAGCCAGCCGTCCCGGTGAGGTTCGACTCCATCGAGTGGACCAGACGGACCGGGTAGCCGAGGAACGAGTTGCCGAACCCACCCTCGATGTTCGCGGTCGTCACGCCACCAGCGGACAGCGCGAGCCGGAGCATCGACGAGCCGTAGCCAGCCGGGGAGATGTACCACGCGGCGTTCCGGCGGGCATACACGGGAAGGCGAGCGACGGCGTTCGTGAAGTCCGTCAGGTCGAGCGTGTCGAACGTCGGGTTGCCAGAAGCGGCAGAGACCACAGACTTCGTGAACGAAGACTGCAGGATCTTCGTGCAGATGCCGGTCGTGCCGTGGTACGCACTGGTCCCATCGCCGACGAACCCGGCATTGTCGAAGGACTCGGCGAATGCCTGAGCCACTTCGGTCGCCATCAGATCAGCAAGGCTGATCACGGAATCTTCGAGCAGGGCGTTCGGGACGCGGTTCGCGATGCCCCAGATCTTCGCGTTCAGTTCGACGTTATCGAACGTGACGTCGCTCTGTGCAGGCTCCGAGTTCTCGCCGATCGGGCGGGCAGCGAGACCGCCGGTCCGGCGGGCGACAACCATCGTGTCGCTGGTCATCGGGAGACGGCGAGCGAACTGCGGGAACGCACCGTATTCCTCGACGAGCCGGATGATCTCGGACATCAGTTCGTCGCTGGTGAGCGCGCCGCCGAGCGAGTTCACGCCGGAGGTCTGCGCACGCGACTCGACGCGATGATCTTCGCACCACCGACGAGCCTCGCGGTCGCCGAACGTGTACGCCTTGAGGTGCATACCGGCACGGTAGGCACGCTCCTCCGCATCCTGCCCCTTGAATGCCTTGAGGGTGACGCCCGACTTCGGGATGGCGTAGGCTCGCTTCTGCACGGCAGTCTCCTCGACTTCGTTGGCCTTCTCGATCTTGCTGGCAGGAGCCGAGCGCTCCAGAACCGCACGGAGTTCCTTCTCCTTCTCGGCGCACTTCTCGTAGAACGAGATCTTCGCCTTCAGGTCTTCGGCTCGCTTCAGGAGCGACTCCATCCGTTCGGCGGTCGCCATCGCGGCGTCGGCGCTATTCGACTCCATGTCCTCGCCCTCGGCGGGGGCATCCTCGGCGGGGGCAGCGTCTTCGAGAGCGCCCATCTCAGCGAGAACCTTGGCGAGTTCGTCGAGCAGGACCTTGACTTGCGAAGCGGCCACGTTTGAGCCTCCTGGTGGTTTTGCTGGCGGCTGTTCGTGCCGCGATGTTTGAAGGCTACGCTCGACGACGCCAGTTCATCCAGACGCGGGCGTCCTACTTAGGACAGAAGTTCCTTCGCCTGATCGTTTCGCCACGGACGACGCTTCGATGCGTGAGCCCGCACTTCGGGCACTTGAGGTACCGAATCTGAAACTCGCCTGCCGCCCGGCTCGATGTAGCACCGAGATAGGCTTTCTTGCAGGACGGGCAAGTATCGCCTGACTTCATCGCCTGCTCTTCAAGAAATCAGTTAGTGAGGCAATCCTCTGGGCGTTCTTTTCAGCCTTCTCGCGGGCGGCCCCACGGCTCATCATGAACTCGTGGTACGAACGCTTCACCACGGACACGCTCGCATCCGGGTATGCAGGGAATGTGACGGGACCGACATCGACGAGCGACGCGATGCTCTTCACGGTGCGGATCGACCTGCCCTCTTCGACGCTCCATTCATCGCCGCCGGGGGCGACGACGAACGAGAACGACGATCCGCGAATATCGCCACGCTGAATCGCCTCGACGATATCGCTGCGGGATTCAGGCATCTTGATCTCGTACCGCAGCCCATGCTCGTCCACTTTCATGCGGAGCGTGTTCGGGAAGCGACCGAGGATGATGTTCGGGTCGTGGTTGAACAACGCACGGGTTTCGAGCGGCGACTTCCGGCCTCGACGCTCGGTGACGATGCTGAATGCGTTCGGGTCGATGCGCTCGTAGAAGTCATCCATCTTGAGCGAGTTCACGCCGAACCGGGCAGCGTAGCCGACGAGCCAACGCTCCTCCGGCTGACCGTCGCCTTCGCAGCGAGTCTCGATGGCGAGCAACGGGAACGCATCGTCATCGCTGAAGTCGTCGATGGACAGCGAGCGTGATTCGATCATCTGCATGTCTCCAAGCGAACGCTTGTCGGCGGCTTCCATTTGTCTCACCAGTTTGCGTGACCATGCGTACCCGGCATCGCCGCCCCAGAGGGCGTGGGCGATGCGACCGTTGGATGGAAAGCCCTTTTCTCCGGGGCTCCATCCCTCTGCATTTCTATCAGACTGATGCCGGTCGAAGAAAGCCTTCATGCGGCGGGCAGTCTCTGGGCTGATCTGCGACCCGTTGCTCAAGTCCCTCGCACGGGCGATGCCGATCGCAGTCCCGCCGCGACCGAACTCACTCCTCCACGCAAGCCCCCGCTTCGCCTCCGTCTTGACCCCGGATGGTGGCTTGAAGTCGATGTGATCGTACTTCGCCCTTGCCTCTGGTTCGGAAGCGTAGAGTGCTGCGAGTTGCTTCTTCGCGGCATCCTCGCTGTCGTGGCAGCCAGCGACGGTCCCGTCGCTGTCTTTGATGACAGCGAACCCTTTGCACGACTCGTGAGTTCCGATATGCCACGGCATCAGGGCTTCTCCTCCTCCGGCGGCTTCTTTTCGAGGATGATCGCGTCGTCGTCCACACCTTCGACCAGATTGATCTCGTTCGGGTCTTGCTCGCCGAACAGTTCGTTCATTATGTCGGCGTACTCTTTCTGATTGAATCCGCCCTCCGAGAACGTCACCATTTCAAGTCCTCACCTTTCGTTTCTTGGTCCCTGGCAGCCTCGGGCCTCCGAATCTGTTGTAGAGATCATACACCTCCTGAGTGTACCTTTGGCCGGACAGATGCCCGGTGTACGTCTCGGCGACGAACTCGGTCGGCGACTTCTGTGCATACCGGCTGACTCGGCCAGCCGTTTCGTGGTCCCTGAAACTGAGCGTCGTGTCGGTCTTCGCGTCCGGTCGCGGAAGAGCGTTGTACGCCTTCGATCCGACAGCCCTTTCGTGAGCCATATGGCCCATTTCGTGCATCACTGTCGTGCCTCTCTGGCTCGCCGCAGAGCCTGCGAGCCATCCGCTCTTGATCGAAGACTCAGGCTCGCCAGTTGAAAGCCTGCCGTGGATGTAGATGCTCTTTCCGCCGGGGACGTAGTACCCGAGCGTTGGCCCCATGCTCCTGCCGGAAGGGAACTTCGTCGTCATCACAACGGACTCGGGGAGTTCCATGCCGTTCTGGCGAAGGCGATGCAGGCCCTGCGCGACCTCCTTCATGGATTCCATGGTTGTTCCGGCCCTGCCCATCGCGATCGACTCTCGATACTCAACGCCGAGGCTCTTGCAGTAGTCTTCGACTGCCGCACGGTACTCAGCCCTCGCCTTCTTGCTGACAGACGATGGCGGCTCTGGAGGTCCTTCGTACTTCTTCTTCCCGCTGCCCTTCGGGGCCTTCGGCTCGCTGACCTTGCCGGTATCGCCGAGGTTCGCCTCGCGTATCTTGGCAAGATCGCGGATCTTGACGGTTTTTTCATTGCCGTCGCTGTCCTTGATCGTGATCTCGGACGACTTGTCGTCGTGCTTGACCTTAGTGACTACGCCGTTGTGGACAGCGTTCTGGCCGTACTTCTGGATCGAGATCGTCTGCCCGACGGCGATGTCCTTGCGTTTCAGCGGGTCGCCAACTGCCGCATCGGAGCCGCCCCCTCCGTCCTTCGACGAGCATGAGTTGTCGATGCCACCGCCCTGCCCAGTTGGGCAAAAGGCGCGAGACTCTTTCTTGCCGCGAACGAGGGCCGATGAACTGACCCCGAAGCGGCTAACTTCAACGGCCATTTTCAACCTCAACATCTACGAACTTGATTCCGTCCTCGACCGAGGTTCCGGTGACTCGGTACGAGGTCGATCTCGGCAAGACAACTTCATTTCCAACGCTGAACCCTTGCGACGCAGCCTCTTCGGCATTTGGCGATACGTTGTTTCCGTACTGACCAGCGATCACATCGGCTGCGATCGCAGGCTGGCCCTCCTTCGCTGAGATGCGAATGACTACAGGGTCTTCGTTATCGCCCGAAGGCCCAGACGCGAACACGACCGCAACGATTGGGTTCAGGGTGGTGGACTGATAAGCGTGGTCAGTGAACGTGTCGCCAGCGGAGAGCGAGGACATGAAGCCGTCGTCGTCATTGACTCCACGAAACAGAACGCACGGCTCAGAAAGTGAGTTCGTCTCGAACGCTGCATCCATGCGTTCGATAATGCTTACCTGAGCGTCCGTGAAGTCGGTGAAAGTCTTGTCGATCCCCTGCATTCGCAGGTTTCCGTTCAACTCTTCGTAAACGCCCTCCGCCTGATATGCGATGATCGCGTCCGCCTGCTCTTTCGTTGCGAGGATGTTCTGGCGACTTGCGAACTCCATCATGCCGTTTTCATCGACCTCAAAGCCCCTGCTCGTGGCTCTCGCCGTGAATCCGCTTCCGAGGCTGCCCTCCTCGCCTGCTCCGCCTTTGGACGAACATGAGTTGTCTATTCCGCCGCCCTGCCCGGTCGGGCAAAATCCGCGAGACGAGATCGTCTGCGGGCTATCGTCGATCCAGATATCGACCTTGATTCCAGCCTCGCTGGCAGCCTCTTCCTTCTGCCTGCTTCCGCCCGCGAGGACGATCATAGAGAACGCGTCGAAGTATTCGCCAAGGGTCTCTTCGATCTTGGCCCTGTCCTCTGGCGTGTCCTCGCGTCGCGTGATCATCACGACGACGTTGCCCTGCGAAACAGCCTCGCGAGCGAACTGCCCCCAGAGTTCAGGGTCAGCCGAGAACGTGCGATCAAAGTCGATGCTGATCGTCAGGTCGCGGGCTTCAGCGAAACGAACGTCACCTTGCCAAAGTGACCTCCCTGACGGCTGAGCCGCCTGCGGTTCGGCCTGCGGCTGCTCCTGCTGCGGGGCTGCCGCTGCCGGAGCGGCGGGCTGCTCGGCGGCTGTAGCAGCGACAGCGCCGTCCACGATCGTCTTCGCCGTTGCGGGCGGCATCTCTGGGAACACCGATGCGATCACCGCCATCGCGGCTTCTGGCGTGATCGCCTTCGCCTTGAGTTGCTCGATGACCGCGATCAGGCCGCCAACGTCTGCGGTCGGCTCTTCTTGGGCCGGATCGGCGGCCGTGGCGGCAGGCTCTTCCGGCTTCGGCGGAGCAGCCGCAGCGCCGAGCGTCTGCATATTCAGTTGGACGAAGCGAGTGTCTCCGCCTTCGACGGGATTCAGGTTCTCCCACCCTCGAATCTCGTTGATGCTTGCGACGCCGAGATTCCACATCGTCTGGTAGTAGGACGCCCTCGCCGACGCGTCGCCACGGAGGATTCCTCGTGTGTCGAACTCGGCGAAATACTTATCGTCCTCGACGATCAGGTCGCGAGCGAAAGCGTTCTCGAATCGCCTGCACCACGGAAGGAGCGTGTGCTGCACGAAGTCGATGCTCTGCTGTTCGATATTCGAGAACGACGAACGCGTCAGATCGCCGACCAGATGCGGCGGAACGCGATAC